CTCGTTTGGTGGAACCCAGTTCAAGAACGTTGGTACCGCAACCCTCAGCACCTCGCTGGCTACCAACATCGCCAACGTTGCTGCCCTGTCCACTGGTGCAACGGCAACCTACAACGACATCCTCGGTGCACAAAAGACCCTTCGTGCGCAGAGCGTCGCTCCGTTCGGCTCGTACTACGCTGCGGTGATCCACCCAGACGTGGCCTACGACCTTCAGTTGACCAACAACTACCTTGCTCCTCACCAGTACGCTCAGCCTGCTGAGATCTGGGCCGGTGAAGTTGGTGCGCTCAACGGGTTCCGTTTCATTGAGACCCCTCGTGCACAGGTCTACGGTGCGCCTTCGGATTCCAACAGCATCCCGCTGATGCTAAACGCCGACATCGCTGCCGGTACCTACACCACCATCACGTTGAAGTTCTCCGGCGTGTCCGGCACGAACCCGTTGTCCTTCCCAGTTGGAACGGTCATCACGATCACGGACTCCGCTACCCCGAAGAACAGCAACACGGTGACGGTTGCCACGGCTGCTGAAGTGACGAGCGGAACGACTGTGACCCTCACGGTTGCTTCGTACATCGTTGCCACTGGTGGCCTCGCCGCTGCAACCTCAGCGGTTGTCGTGACCTCCACCGCAAATGGCGTGGACTCGCCGGTGTACTCGACCTACCTCATGGGTCGCCAGGCACTCGCCAAGGTTCACTCCATCGTGGATGGCAACGGCCCTGTGCCGAAGATCATCCCCGGCCCGATCACCGACACCCTGCGCCGGTTCGTGCCGCTCGGTTGGTACTGGCTCGGAGGCTACAGCAACTTCCGTCAGCCTGCGCTGCTCCAGTACCTCACGCAGTCCAGCCTCACCAACATTGACCCGACGATTGACAACTAGTCGGTAGTCGGACAAGGCGACGGGAAGGAACAGGATGTCAAAGTTAGTTCGTAAGTGTGCCCACTGTGGGAGCATGGATCTTCAGGTTGGTCTCAACCAACTCCACTGCTTCACCTGCGGAGAGTTCACTTGGTACAGCGATGGCACTCCTGTTCCTTCCCAGAAGCCAGTTGAGGAGAAGAACTGATGGGACTCACCTACGATGGAACCGGGCGCTCAGTCTCGCTTGCAGAAGCGATGCAAGACCCCGGCACTCCGCTTGCTGGCACTCGTGCAGAACGAGCTGCCGCTAACTCCGCTTCAGCATGGATCCAAGACTGCAACCCTTCGTGGTACGCAGGCGACGGGAAGATGATGAAGTTTGAGAACGGTCAAGTCACCGACCGCATGGGAACCGCCCTTCACGGCGACCCTTACGAGACCTCCGGTGATGGCAAGGTTCACCACCGAGAACTGGGGCTTTGATGAAAGACACCGCTCGACAAAGCGATGGGCCAGCCGTTGAGAGCAAGTACCTTCTCGGCACCGTCAAGCATCACCTTGACCCACTTGACGCAGGCAGCACCGCAGCCCCTTTCCGTGGGTTTGCCGGAGATGAGGCTCGGGCCTCTGCCCACGGCAGCGTGGTCGTGCCTGGCGACTTGCACCCCGCAGCTCGCACCATGGACTTGCCTGACAAGCCCGGCTACCCTGTGGCTTACCGCACCTACGAGGATGGCACCCGATGAAGATTGACCGCTTCACCATTTCAGACACGGCACGAGCAGGCGAGATTGGCGTTGAGCATGTCATCGGTTCTCCGGTGACTGCCCTTGAAGATGCCAAGTCCGGCGTGACCTTCCGCACCAAGGGCGAAGGTGCCAACCCCCAAGAGCCAGCGGTCATCCTCTCGGACACCCGTAGCGCCGGGGACACGCTTGCCATGGAGATCCTGAAGGGTCGGTAATGCCGACCTACACCTTCGTTCCTCCGGTAGTCAAGGTTGTTCCGCCCTATCTGGCGGACACCAAGGGGCTTCAGTACCTTCTGTTCCGGTACTTCCAGCCGACCTATCGAGGCGTAAACGTCTACATCCTGAGCAACGGCACCATCGCCCAGGACTACCCAACGCCGGAGAACCAGAACACCAACTTCCCCCAGCCGTACAACCCCAATGACCCCGGTGGGCCGTTCGCACAGGTGAGGAACATAGACAACACCTACACCTACACTTCCCTGCCGGTCTACATCGTGAACATCTACTATGGGGGACACGAGTACCAAATCTCTGATAGCGAAGCAGCGTGGCTCTCATCGCAGGGCTACGCCGACCGGATCACGGTGACACCATGAGTTTCATTGTTTCAGACACTTTCGTCACACCGAATGGCCCGACCAACGGTGCCATTGTCTACGGTTTCAAGGCATCTCGCTTCTCGTCTGTCCCAACGATCAACACGCCTTTCCCTTCGGTGTTTGACGCTGGCCCGGTCACAACAAGTTCAGCCTATGGAGGCCCTGGCGCTTTCCAGCTCCCTCTCCCGACTGATGAGCAGTACTACCTGTCCTTCACCTTCAACGGACAGACCACCTACCAGTTGTACAACTCTCCGCACTTCATTGACGGAACGCAGGGAAGCCTCTCGGCTAACTCGACCCTCTACGGCAACTACCAGCAGGGTAAGCAGTTCATCGCTGGTACTGACCCCAACGACCTTGCCATCGTAAGCCAGATTGTCCCCGGACCAACCGGAGCGGTCGGTGCTACTGGTCCCGGATACTCGGGTGTGACTTCATCGGCAACGGTCACGATTGGAACCGGCAGTCTAGTTTTCACCACCGCCGCTACTCAAGCCTTCCAAATCGGTCAACGAGTTCGTGTCACGGCCACAGCTTCGCCAACAAGTTACGTCGAAGGTCTTATTACTGCCCTTACTGCGAACACCTCTATCACGGTCAATGTGGATGCAACGAGCGGTGCGGGATCATACTCATCGTGGACATTTGCCGTTGCTGGAAATGTTGGGGCTACAGGAGCAACGGGAGCGACTGGTGCACCAGGGGCTACCGGGGCTACCGGGGCAACTGGTGCTACAGGAGCAACTGGAGCGACTGGTGCAACTGGAGCAACTGGTGCCACTGGCCTAACTGGCCCTACAGGTGCTACAGGCGCTACTGGCCCAACTGGCGCAACCGGACCAACCGGTGCAACTGGAGCAACTGGACCCATTGGCTTGACCGGACCAACCGGTGCAACTGGAGCAACTGGAGCCACTGGTGCAACTGGCGCACCAGGCGCTACTGGAGCAACCGGAGCAACTGGAGCAACCGGCTCGGCAGGACTCCAAGGCTACCCAGTCGGTTCTACCGGCGCTCCGAACGCCACTCGATACATGGGGGCTACAAGTGCCGGTGCCCCAACCAGCGGCACGTTTGCCGTGGGCGACTTCATCATTGACGATACGGCAACCGTTTGGATTTGCACCGCCGCAGGTACGCCCGGTACTTGGTCTCCCTCAATCCAGTCAAGCGTTGTGGTGCGCTCGGCAACTGCTACCGCAGGTCAAGGCGAACTCACCATCTACGGAACCTCTGGTACATCAGGGCAGACCATCACCCTGCCAGCAAACCCGCAGAACGGTGCGCTGTATCAAATCAAGAACCTCAGCCCTTACACCGTCAACATCTTGGGCGGTACGCAGTCCATCAGCATTTCGGGAACCATCTACGGCGCTTCAACGCCTTACACCATTCCTCTCAACTGCGCCTACACCTTTTTTTACACTGGTGGAGTTTGGTATTGCATGGTCACAACTGACCTTGCCAAGATGGGCAACCTTCTTCCGACAACTTCCGGTGGAACTGGACTCAGCACCATTGGAACCGCAGGGCAAGCTCTTGTGGTCAACTCTGGTGCTACCGGACTGACCTACGCAACCGTCAAAAACTACGTTGCTCTCACCGCCACTGGAAACACTTGGGTTGTTCCAAACGGTGTTAGCAACGTCATTGTTCGACTGGTCGCTGGTGGTGCCGGTGGGGGTGGCGGTGGTTCCACTTCTAGCAACGTCAACCAAACAGGCGGTGGCGGTGGCGGTGGCGGTGAAGTCAAAATCGTCAACGTTGCCGTAACTGCTGGACATACGTTGACCGCCACGATTGGAGCCGGTGGAGCAGGTGGTGCAGGTGGTAGTTCCGGTGGATCTGGTGCTACTGGTAATAATGGTGGTCAAACACAGTTGACCGATACGACAAGCTCAACGTTGCTTGCCACTTGTAACGGTGGCTATCCGGGTATCGGTTCTGCTGGCAGCAGCAACACAGTGGCTAACGGCGGACTCTACGCCATGTCTGGCTTGACTTCAGGAACCAACTCCATTTCCTCATATCTTGCCGCTGGCTCCGGTGGTCTTTCTAACAGCAACTCAGCGACAGTTATGCAAGGTGTCGTTGGCGGCTCTGGTGGTGGCAACGCAACAAGCACCAAAGGTGGCGGTGGAGGTAACGCTTCGACTGTTGCTACAAGTGCTCTAGTTACGCCTTCGGCGGCACCTGGACTTTCATCAACTTTGCTTGGTGGGAACGGCACTACTGCAACTACACCCGGTTGTGGTGGTGGCGGTGGTGGTGGCGGTTCCTACGCCGGTGGCGTTGGCGGCAGCGGTGGCAATGGTGGTGCCGGTTGCGCTGGCATTATTGAGATCTGGTACTAATCATGGCCTCGGACCCCACCACTGACCTAGGCTAGAGACATGGCACACCCCAACCCCAATTGCAAGCCAGAGGTTCAATAACAATGCCTAGAGCAAAGAGCTTGACCTTGCATGGCGGCAGCAATTACCAACAAGGTCTTATGAAGCAAGGTTTGAAAGCCTGCACTAAATGCGAAAAGGTCAAACCTCTTTCCGAGTATCACAGGCACGTTGGCGTTTCCAACAGGATACGGCCAGCCTGCAAGGAATGTATCAACGCTCAGAACCTTGCTCGCAAAGCATCTCCCGAAGCACAAAAGGGGATACTTGACCAGCATCTAAAAAGGTATGGCATGAACAGCGATGACTTCTATCGCTTATTAAATGAGCAAAATGGACTATGCGCCATTTGCGAAACTGATGATCCCGGAGCATGGTTCGGTAGAATGGTTGTGGATCACTCACATGTAACAGGCAAAGTGCGGGGTCTACTTTGTGCCAAGTGCAACAGAGGCATTGGGCAATTCAACGACAAGATTGACCTTCTGCGTAAGGCACTTGCTTACCTTGAACGAACAGGAGAATAACTATGGCTCATCCAAATCCGGGCTGTGTCAGTGGGTGCTTCGGCTGCAAGGCATCCAGTATCTCCTTCGCCCCCTCAGCCATGGCTACCCGTAGCCTCGCTGCTGGCTACAAGGCCACCGAGAAGCAGCAAGAGAAAGACCTTCCGGCCTACAAGCGCCTGCGAGAGGATGGTCTGCAACCCAAGTCCACGAAGGGCGCAGCAGAAATTGAGGCCCAAGCGACCACTCGCTTTGAGGTTACAAGCGGACAAATCTTCCGTTCCGAGGACAAGTCAACCCTAAAGGCTGCTCTCACCGAGTATGCTCCCGACCTCACATAAGGTAAAATAGACCATGCCCTCTGGTGGATTTGCAGGCTCAACATTTGGCGACCAAATTGAGCGGGTCTACCGCAACGTCATGTCCAACCAGCGTGAGTTCATCGCGCAGTTGTCGGCGGACTACTTGCAAGGGCAGAACACCCTAACCATTGTCGGCGGACAAGCCCAGGCGATCCAACTCGGCAGCATTCTCGCCATTGACGAAGAAGTGTTTCTCGTTCAAGGCGTGACCACCGTTGGTGTAGGAACCAGCATCACCTACACCGTCACCGTCACCTACGCCTACGAAGGTTCCTCAAACGCCAACCACTCCAACGGTTCGGCGGTCTACATCAACCCCAAGTACACTCGATGGGCTATCGCAGTCGCACTCAACGACGCTCTGAGTGCCATGTCTGCCCCCGGTTTCGGCCTCATGCGAGAAGGCACAACCGCCATCACCTACAACCCAGTCCTCCGAGGCTACGACCTCGCTTCTGCCGGTGTCCCTTCGGACTTCCACACCATCCTCGGACTGCGCTACGACCTGCCTGACCCTTCGCACTACTTCCCGACCCTGCGCTCCTTCCAAGTCGCCCGAGGTATCCAGAGCACCAAGATCCCCGGTGGCTACGCCTTGTTCGTCAACCAAGCAGCCATGCCCGGCCTCCCCATGGTGCTGACCTACGGTGCGCCCTTCATCAAGGCCACCTCCACCAGCCAAGACATGAACGGCGACCTCGGCCTGCCACTGACCTGCATGGACATCCCTGCCATCCGAGCAGAGATTGACCTGACGCTCGTGCGAGAAGTGAAGCGCAACTTCATTGAAGGCCAGCCCGACATGAGGAAGTCCCAAGACGTTCTCGCCGGAAATGTGATGAACTCTGTCTCCGGCCTCCAAGCCTTGTACGACCGGCGCATTGACGAGGAGGCTAACCGCTTCCGCAACCGCTGGCCCGTCATGCGACCCATTGGGCTGTAATGGTTCTGCCCAACGGTGTTGACGGACAACTCAGTTCCCCTCCCGAGCCGTACTACGGCAACGTCTCTACGTCTACGCCCCCACCACCGCCTGCCCCTCCGACTGTTTCAAATGCGCCAACCGCAGTAAGCGCAGTCGCCGGAAACGCTTCGGCCTCAGTTTCCTTCACCGCACCAAGCAACAACGGTGGCAGCGCCATTACGTCATACACCGTGACTGCTACAGACATCACCAACTCGGTGCATGGTGGTCAGACTCAATCTGGAACTGCTAGTCCCATCGTCATCACTGGCCTCACCAACGGCAATAGTTACACCTTCACGGTGACTGCCACCAACGCTGTGGGCACCAGTGTTGCTTCGTCTCCGTCAACCGCTGTAACTCCAACGGCAGCTCCTGTGCCGCCTCCACCAACTCCACCAACTCCGCCTACTTCGGCGTTCGGCCCGAATGGTATTGACGGACACCTCGGGCTTTCACCCGAACCGTATTACGGAGACCTTGCAGCTTCTACCTATCCTGAACTTGCCCCTGCCGTTGTTCCACCTCCAGGGAACTACAGCATCTCCATCGCCGGTCACAACTACACCGCCGACACTTCCTTTGAGCCGTACCGCCGTGAGGCATACCGCCATCGAAGCATCCCTGCCCAGCGTGACTCGCTCAACTTTGACAACTCCTCCGGCGAGAACGTGGTCAACACCGCAGGACTTTGGCGGAGAAGTGGACAAAACTGGATACTTGGCTCCGGTCAGAAGTTCTTTGACTGGAAGAAGGCCAGCCCTGATCGGTTCTACACTTCCAAGGGCATCAACCCGTGGACTGAGTTCCAGATCAGCCTGCTCCAAGACACCACCAACTCCAGTTTCTTGGGCTACACCGCCTCGGGAACAATGGTTGACGTGATGAGCGCAGGCTCCTACACCTATTACATGGAGTCGGGAAGCCTAAAGTTCCGCAACGGCACCGGCACCCTACAAACCGTGACCAACCCCACAGGCGTTGGAACCGGCACCGCTTCGTATCTTTCCATGTGCCACAACGGGAGCTACGCCTTCTTTGCTTGTGGGACTGGCGGCATCTACTACTCGGCTCTTGGCACCACAACTGCCCCCATCAAGTACGTTGACGTGAACGGCACCTACGCTGGCTACGGCCTTGTGGAGTGGGTCAACGACCGCCTCTGGGCTGGATGTGGAGGTTCCAGCACCGCCTACGCCGGGCCGTACCTCATCGCCATGCAGCCGAACCATACTGCCGGTAGTGCTCCCGGCACCAATGACGTAGCGACCCCCAACATCTCATCTGCTAGTGCAGGCAACGTCGCCAGCACCGATGGTACCGGAGGTCTGACCGTCAACTGGGTCTGGACTGGCGTCTGCCAAGGTGTCTCGCAGGTCTACGCCTCGGGCTACAACCTCATCAACGGTCAGCAGTCTGACGGTGGTGTGTATCGAACTGCCATTGACACCTCATCGTCGCCCCTGCCCTCGGGCTACACCTACCCCGTCAGGGCGCTACCGCTTGCAGCCGGAGAGTACCCGACTGCCCTGTTCGGCTACCTCAACTTCATCTTCGTCGGCACCAACCTCGGTGTGCGGATGTGCCAGACCCTCAGCGTCTACGACCCAACTGCCACCCAGACCGGCGATCTGAAGTCCGGCCCCATCATCCCCGGCATCAACCAGACCGTCAACCTGCCCGTCACCGGCTTCGTTGCCTACAAGCAGTATGTCTGGTTCACTTGGGCGAACTACGACAGCGTGAGCACCGGCCTCGGGCGCATGGACTTGACCAACTTCATTGAGGACTTGGCTCCGGCCTACGCCTCTGACCTCATGGTCACTGGGCAAGGTGCCTTGATGCTGGACTGGGACTACACCCAAAACGCCCCACTCATCTGTGTGACGGGTTCAGGCGGCGGTGTCTATCAGCAGTCCGCTGGGCTTGTCCCTTCTGCGATTATTGAGTCTGGTTGGATGTCGTGGGACATTCCAGAGAACAAGACCGCCCTCTACACTCGGATTACTTCCCCTGGACTTGTCGGACAAGTCGGTGTCTCAGTCTCAGTGGACTACGGCAACTCAACCTACATCGGCGTGTTCGCCACCAACACCCCGAACACCACAGCCCCCGATGCGGTCATGCCAGTTCCGGCAAGTGGAGCAGGACTTCAGGGCAAGTTGTTCAACTACACCTTGACCTTGACACCAGCCGGAAACGTCTCCCCAGTCATCAACAGGTGGCAACTTGACGCTCTCCCGCAGGTCTCCTCGGAGACGAACATCATTGCAGTTCTCCAGATGTACCCCGAGGCCGTAGTGGATGGCGCTCAGGACTACAAGAACGGCTACGCCGAGTATGTCTACCTTGACCAGATCCGCCGAACACAACAAATTGTTTGGTATGTCGAAGGCCCACTGTCCGCCCAAGTCCTTATTGAGAGCATTGACTGGCTGCCGGAAAAACCAAGAGGCGACTACATCAAGGGCTTCCACGCCCTGCTCGTCGTGACCATGAAAACCATCAACGGTTTCTCTACCCCTGCCCCTGCTACCTAGTAAACTGGATAGGTTATGACAACTCCCAACTCCTTCTCAGGAAAAGCTCAAGCAACCACGCTGACCAACACTTCCGGTATTGGCTCAGGTGATACTTCGTTCACCGTTGGTTCTGTCTCCACATGGAAAGAAACCATCGGGGCGAACGTCGGACAGCCCCTCGGCTACTCCGGTGCCTTCATTGTCACGCTGGATTACGGCACTTCTTCTGAGGAGCGTATCCTTTGCTCCGGCATCTCAGGGCTGACGGTCAACGTCTTGCAGCGTGGCTACGATGGCACGACCGCTATCGCTCACTCCTTCGGCGCTACCGCAGTTCACACCATCTCAACTGACGTGCCCTACAACGCCAACCTCGGCGTGACCAACGCTGCTACGGCTCTGTCTACTGCGAACACCGCCAACACTACGGCGAACACCGCCAACACTACGGCGAACACCGCCAACACTACGGCGAACACCGCCAACACCACCGCCAACTCTGCATTGACCGCAGCCACAACCATCAAGAGCAACATTTGGACTGGCTCCGCAGTCAACAACGTTGTCACCAACGCAGGAGTGACCAACGGTTCCGTTACCGTCAGCGGCTACACCAACTACCTCATCACGGCGCAGGCAACCTACTACAGCGATAGCGCCGCAGGAGCGCAGGTCTCGCAGTCCCTCACCGTCAACGGCACCGCAGGTCTCGCTTTGCTCAGTATTGAGCCAGGAGCTTCTACTTCTCCAAACGTAGGTTCACTGACGAGTACTTACTGCTACAGTCCCGGCAGCACCGGATCGTTTACAGTCAGTCTCCAAGCCAAGACGAACGTAAGTGGAAGCACTTGCTACGTCGCCAACACACAACTTCAAGTGATCGGGTTCAACTAATGGCATTGTTCTACAAGGCAACGTTTCAGGGGCCAGTCCCCAACAAGACCCCCAACGGCGTCCAGCGCCCCCTCATGGGCCTTGTGCTGCACATTGAACAGGGGTCGGAGAGTTCCGCAAACAACTGGTTCCACAACATCAAGGCACAAGCCTCCGCCCACTTCGGCAACCCCAAGGTCGGCACCCTTGACCAGTGGGTAGACACCAACGACATGGCATGGGCAGAGATGGCAGGCAACCCACGCTGGATCTCCGTGGAACACGAGGGCTTCTCCGGCGAGAGCCTCACCGCTACGCAGTTGGAGAACGACGCACAGTTGCTCGCATGGCTTCACCAGACCGAGGGCATCCCTCTGGTCATCACCGACAGCCCCGACCAGCCTGGTCTCGGTTGGCATGGCATGGGCGGAGTGAACTGGGGCGACCACCTCTCCTGTCCCGGCGAACCCATCAAGGCGCAGCGAGCAGCCATCATCGCCCGAGCCAAGCAGATCCTCGGTGTCCCAGATGCCCCGAAGCCCTTGGCACCAGTCGCACAACCGCAGATCGGCCTCGGTGCCAAGGGCGCTCCGGTGTTCAAGTTGCAGCAGTTCCTTGAACTGAAGGGCTACAAGGTCATGGTTGACGGTATCTTTGGAGCCTCAACTGAAGGAGCAGTCCGGCAGTTCCAAGCCTCGCAGCACCTCGGCGTGGACGGAGTGGTCGGCCCGGCAACGTGGAAGGCACTCGGGGCATGATTGCCGCCTATGGGTTCTGGTCGTTCTCGACGTGGAACTCATGGTTCGCCCTCCTGTCCTCCATCGTCGTTGTCGGCGGCGGAGTCATCTGGATGATTGAGGACGGAGACAAAGTTGTCCGGTGGTTTGAGGCCTCTCGCAACCGCCGACTCCAACGAAAGTTTGAGCCTATCCTGCACCAACTAAAGCGCAACGGAGGAAGTAAAGATGTCGTCGTTCCAGAGGGGACGCTGGCCGACGCAATGGCTCGCATTGAAGCGAAAGTTGACTACATCCGAGAAGAAGTCCGGGAAACCACAGCACTCCTCCACCGGCATCTCGGAGAGCATGAAGCGCAGAAGGTCTAAGCCCTTCATAGACCCCATTACGGGCGACCCCCTGACGTGGCAGGAACACATCTCTTGGCGCATCCAAGGCATCATTCGCCACTGGGCGTTCATCAGCATCTTCACCTGCTCCACCATCACGGCATGGATCATCGGTGTCTCGCATCCCGAGGTGCTGATCTGGTGGAACCTCGCAGCGTCGTACCTCGCCATCTTCGTTGAGTCTGTTGTCGGCATCTCCATGTTCAGCCAGACCCGTCGAGATGCAGTCCTCATCCGCAAGATCGCCGGTATGGAGGAGAAGCTCCTGAAACTTGTAGAGCACATCGTTGAGGAAGTGGAGGACATCAGTGAGGATTTGGCTTGACGTACTGTTCTATAGCGTTATCGGTTCCGCCTGCATGGTCATCAAGGACATCGTGGGAACCATCTACACCGATGCGGTCTCCAATGGGCGACACAAGTTGGCCGGAAACATGGATGGCATCGGAGACATCGTGGGCATCGTTCTCGCTTCGTTCTCGGGTGTCCAGTTGGTTCACCTCGGCTGGCAAGGCTGGCTCGGCATCATCCCTATCGGACTGACCGGCAAGTACGTCACCCAACATGCGGTGAAGTGGAGCCACGAGAACATCAAGCCGGAGTCTGAAATCCCTACTAACTAACCTTCATGCTGCTATTCTTGCAGTCGTGCAAGCCGGTGATTTGATCTTCGCTCATAGCAAGGGCATTATTGGCAAGGCCATTCGCTTTGGCGAACTGCTCCGAGGGGGAAGCAAGGGTTCCAAGTGGAACCACGTTGCCATCATTGACCGTCCTGCCGACAACGGTGACTGGTACATCATTCAGGCGGAAGCCAAGGGTGTCACCAACGACAAACTGCTCTCCAGCATCGCTCCTGGCGGTCACTACGAAGTAATCCACCTGCCCTTGACGGTGCAGCACAAGGACGTGCTGGAGTTCGCCCGAGGACAAGTCGGTGCCAAGTACGGCATCATTACCATCCTGTCCTGCGTGTTGGACATCCTGCTCCCCGATGCCATCTGCCTGCGCCGAGCGCACACTTGGATCTGCTCCGGCCTTGTCGCTGGGGCGTTGCTCTTTGCTGGCTACAAGCCTGCGCTGAAGTGGGCAGAGCAAGACCTTTACACCATGACCCCCAAAGAGGTTTACAACCAAGTCACCAGTTAGGAAGGGAACAATGCCACTGAAGGACATGCTGGACAACCACAAGCGGGTCTGCAAACTCGCTCGACAGATTGAACTGCTGCCGGACGATGACCGGCTCACGCTCTCACAGTGGCTAGAGGAACTCCCGGCCTACCGCATCGCCCACCTGATGACCCAGTACGGCTACCCCCTCAGCGAGACCACCGTAGTCAAGCACTTACGAAAGGTATGCCTGTGCTATCACACGATGTAAAGAGCGACCTTCGCACCGGCTTCTGCGACCACTGTGAGCATGGTCAGTTCTGGCACAACGCCCTCTACAACTACGACTACTGCTGGGCCTGCGGTTCCTTCTGCGCTGAGGAGACCCCCGAGCCTGTCTGCGGGGACTTGCTGTAGCAGTTTATGGCGGCGAAGATTATTCCGCAGAATGAACTTTATCTTTTCGTTTGTGGACTTGACCATTTGGCACTCATTTAGTTGACCATTTGGCACTCATTTAGTTGACCATTTGGCATACACACTATTCGTTGGAAAAATGTGGAGATTTACACCGAAACCGAAGGAGACCCGATGGCCCTGAAAGACATGCCCGAGGCAGACACCGAGCGGTACAAGCGGGAGCGAGACGATGCCCGTCGAGAGCGTGACCGGCTGGACAAGCGCATCGCAGAGCTGGAGGTCAAGTGCGATCTCCTCACCGCCATTGACGGAGTAGAGGCCACCCCTCCGACATGGCTTCAGCCCAAGAGAGGCGGAGAAGCACGAGGCATCGCCAACCTCATGCTGTCCGACCTGCACCTTGACGAGGTAGTGGCTCCGGCGCAGATGAACTGGGTCAACTCCTACAACCGAGAGATCGCCACTTACCGCCTGCGTCGCACCTTTGAGAAGGCCATTGAGCACACAAGGGATTACCTGTCGGGAGTCAAGTACGAGGGCTTCGGACTGTGGCTGGGAGGCGACTTGTTCTCCGGCAACATCCACGAGGAACTGAAAACCACCAACGACGCTCCCATCCTCGCCTCGCTGGACTACTGGATTGACCCCATGGTGGCGGGAATGAAGATGCTCGCAGACCACTTCGGCAAAGTCCACGTCCCCAGTGTTGTCGGCAACCACGGTAGGAACACCTACAAGCCCATTATGAAGAACCGAGTAGAGGACAACTTTGACTGGTTTTTCACTCGATGCTTGGAGAGAGAACTGCGGGGAGACACTCGTTTCTCCTGGTCTATCCCCAAGACCGCTGACGTAATCGTGCAGCAGTACAACACCCGCGTCCTCATGACACATGGCGATCAAGCCCGAGGCGGCTCCGGCATCTCCGGCATCTTTACCCCCCTGAGCCTGATGAACTTTCGCAAGGGGAAGAACTACGCCGCCATGGACGCTCCCTTTGACCACATGGTTCTCGGTCACTTCCACCAATACATCACCGGCCCCTCGTTCACGGTGAACGGCTGTTTCCCAGCTGATAGTTGGGTTGTCACACCTGATGGCCCCAGGAGTATCCAGACAGTGAAGGAAGGCGACACGGTACTGTCTCGGTCTGGTAGTCTAGAAGTTGTGACGAATACTTTTACTAAGCAATCAGACAATGGCCTTGTGACTTTGCATGTCAGAGGGTTGCCAAGAGAACTGACCGCTACTCCCAATCACCTTATTTGGGCTATCAAGGGCGAGGCTACAAGGCCTGTAGAACCCTCTAGAAGGCATTTGGTGGGCGGCGGAGATGTTCCTCAGTGGATACCAGCAGACTTTATTTCAGCAGGCGATTGGGTGCATGTTCCAACTCCAACGCCAGACCTTGACGCTAGGCCCATGTCGCTTGACTTGGCATGGCTCTATGGGTTGTTTCTTGCCGAAGGCCACACCACCATTGACGGAGGCGCAGGCAAGAGAGCAAACCGCATTGGGCTGTCAATGCACCGTCGAGAAGTGCCTGTGTTGGAGCGAGCCAAAGAGATTCTTGCGGCAGAGTTCCCAGAAGCCAACGATGCAATCATTTCTCTCCCTAAGAGCCGAGAGAACTCAGCGGAGTTGGTGCTCAACGGCAGAGGACTTGCGACCAAGTTTAGAGAGATGTTTGGCAAGGGCGCTCACGACAAGCACGTTCCGGCAGAGTGGCTTACGATGGCTCCTGATTTGCAGGCCGCCGTTGTCCAAGGTTGGTGCGATGGCGACGGTCATGTCCGCAAAGATGGAATGGCATCAGCTACTACTGTGTCGCCTCAACTTGCATGGGCGATGTTCTACATGGCTTTTCACACTGGCAAGTTTCCATCGTTGCGCCGTTTGCAAAAGGGTGGCCCTCGACTCAGCGATTCGTACACCATTCATTTCAATGAAGGGCAAGAGCAACGGATCGTTGATGGTGAAGTGTTCTACCGAGTGCAGAACCGTTTCCGTTCAGCATCAGTTGTTGAAGTCTACGACCTTGAAGTTTCGGGCGAACATACTTACGTCGTTGAAGGCGTAGGAGTTCATAACTCGCTGAAGGGCTTTGACGAGTACGCCCTCATCTCCAACTTCGGCTTTGAGGTTCCGCAGCAAGCCATGTGGGTCACGACCCCCGAGCGTGGAGTGACGTGGCAGTTCGCTATCCAGCCCAGCGACCCGAAAAAAGAGGGATGGCAGAAGTGAGAGTATTCAGCAACGGCGGTGGGGTGCAGTCATCTGCGGCGCTTGTCTTATCGGCGCAAGGCAAGATTGACTATCCGATCCATTTGTGGAGCAACGTAGGTGACGACTCCGAGCACCCGGCATCCATCAAGTATGTCCGTGAGGTGCTCATGCCCTACGCAGCCGAGCATGGCATCAAGTTCCATGAGTTGCACAAGGTCAACCGCGACAAGCAGCCAGTGACGCTTTACCAAGTGCTTACCCGAGAAGGCTCTCGCTCCATTGACATTCCTGTCCGCATGAGCAACGGTGCGCCGGGCAACCGCAACTGCACCGGCACATTCAAGATCGCCGTGATTGACAAGTGGCTGCGAGAGCACGGGGTCAAGAAGGACAATCCCGCCACAGTAGGCATCGGCATTTCTGTAGATGAGATTGAGCGAGCGGGTCGAGGCAAGGAGACCAACTACTCGGTCAGGGATTACCCGCTGCTAGACCTCGGCATCCGCAGGAGCGACTGCTTGGAGATTGTGAAGGAGGCGGGACTGCCTCAGCCCCCCAAGTCCTCTTGCTACTTCTGCCCCTTCCATCGCCCGCAACAGTGGGCAGAGATGCGCCGTGATGAGCCAGAGTTGTTTGAGAAGGCGGCGGCACTAGAGGACACCCTGAACATCCGGCGCACCCTCATCGGCAAAGACCCCGTGTACCTCACGACGAAGTTGGCTCCGCTTCGCGACTCAATCGGCGCAGCACAAGATGGCTTCTGGACAAACGAGGTTGACGATGGCGGCTGCGACTCAGGACACTGTTTCACTTGACGGTGTGACACCCGTCTGATAGAACTTCATCACCCCAATGAAAGGAGTCGCATGAGCGACGAATGGAAGTACCCACAACGAGCAGGCGGC